GAAAGGTTTTCGGGCTGAATACTCTCCGCAGGAGGCAGATTCTGCCCGAAACGGCTTGCCGCTTGACCTTTCAACTTTCAAACTCGGTCTGTACTACCTTTGCAGACGAGCTTAGGAAACGGGCGAGTGACGGAACTGAAATACTAATTGAAAATTGAACCATTATTTCTAAATTCGTTTGCGAATAGAACTATCCGACAATCATTCTTCTTACAGAGTCGATTCATCATGTACCGTCTAAAAATCTCACTTTGTCTGCTGTTGATTTTGAAAGCAATGGCTATAATCACTTCAATCGAATAAGCGTCTATACTTCGCAGTTCATTAAGTTTGATGTATCGCATTGTTTCAGTTTCAGACAACACACCATCCTTATAGATGACATTGATGGCTTTGCGAACATCACGCCCATAGACATTGAACAAATCGGCTATTTCTTCCTGCACCATCCAAACGGGTGCTGTGGAAATACCCACCACACCGTTATTGATTGTTATGATTCCTCGTTTCATACAGTTACATTATTATTGGTTTTACTTCTTTTCTCTATCAACTTATCCATTTCCCTTGAAATTTTGTCCTCCGTAATCTTGGCATATCCTTGGGTAGTGGTGATATTGGAATGCCCCATCATTTTGGCTATGCTCTCGATTGCAACGCTTTCGGATATAAGGAGGACTCCGAACCCATGTCGGGCTTGATGGTAGGACAAATCATCGGTTCTGCCCAAGATTACTCCGATCTCTTTTATCTCATGCCAAATGGAATCCCTGTTTGGCAATGGAAATACAGGATTGTGCATATCGGTTGTATTGTACAAGCCCAGAATCTGCTCTGCTATCGGATGCAGTGGTATGACTGCTTCCATTCCCGTTTTCTTACGGTTGATACGTATAAAGCGTCTGCCTTCCGCTGTCGTTTCAATATGACGGGGATGAAGCTGCTTGATGTCCGCATAGGCAAGCCCTGTCAGACATGAGAAGATAAACGCCCGTCTTCCCAACTCAGCCCGTCTGTCACTTAAAGGTATTTCCATGATTCTTTTCATCTCATCACGGGTTACATATTTGTGTTTGGGAGAGGGCTTCTTCTCATATTCCATATCCTCACAAGGGTTGCTTCTGAGTATCTCATTATCTACGGCAAGATAAAGAAGCCTATTCAGCCAACATAAGCAATGATTGGTCTGTGACGGACTGAAATTTTTGTTTTTTGCAAGAAATGCCTTATACCCCTTACCGAAATCGTCTGTCACTTCCTCAAAGGCAATATCTTCTTTGCCCATAGAAGTGAGATAATCAGCCAAATATTTCTGATAATACTGGGAACTGCGATAAGTTGAGGTCGAATTTATTTCTTTGCTCCTAACTCTGAGGCGTTCACGTTCAATCTCTCCCATCTGAAGCAGGTGGGTAGGAACAACGAACTGCCTTGTAACACGGTTTTTGATAATCTTAGCACTGACAACCCCCTGTGTGCGTAGAGTCTCTTCATAAATCTGTTCGATATATTTGCGGTATTCCTGCAATCTGAGCTTTTCCCTTACGGTGCGTACCGTACCGTTCTTGGTGTTCCAATCTTCAGGTTTGCAATAGATACCTGTGGTTATGGCGGTATTCTTTCCGTCAATGGTAATACGGCACATAATGGCGGTTGTTCCGTCAGTCTTGATTCTGCTGCGGTTGATATAGAATAAGATAGAAAATGTACTTCTCATAATTTTGGGTTTAATGGTTATAATACGAGTTTGAAATCTTGGGTAGCCGCTATGAGTTTGTCCATATCCTCAAATAACTTCTTCGGAGTTACACGGGCATATACTTGTGTGGTTTGTATATTGCTATGTCCCAACATTTTGGAAATAGTTTCTATCGGTACCCCTGCTTCGAGGGTAATGAGCGAAGCGAACGAATGGCGTCCGACATGGTAGCTGACATCTTCCTTGACTCCTGCCAATACAGCCAAAGACTTCATGTGGTTCCTTAGGCTCGGATAGTGAATCATGGGAAACAGCGTGTCCCGTTCATCATCGTGGTATTTCTCTATCAGCGCAAGGGCTTCGGGCAGAAGTTTGACGGCTGCACGAAGTTCATTCTTCTTTCGGCGATACTTTAACCACAACTTACCCTCCTCATCGGTATATAGGTTTTCTTTGGTAACGGTTACGGCATCTATGTATGCAACACCCGTATAACAGGCGAAAAGAAACAGATCTCTTGCGAGACGGTGGGTGGTACGGTGTGGTGCTATCTCCACATCACGGATTTTCTCGAAACTTTCACGGCTCAATGCTCTGGGAGTCTTGACGGTCTGTTTCGGTAATACATAATGCTGAAAGAAGAATCTTTCGGAATGCCCCTCCTTATAGGCTTTTCTGCATACTTTCTTGATGATGGCAAGGTAGTGGCGTGCAGTATCTACAGCATGTCCCTTTTCATCAAGAATGAAGTTCTCATAATCATGGATGAATTGTTCTGTAAGCTGCCCAAAAGCCAAATCCTTTGTCTTGAACTTCTTTTCAATGAACTCCCGTAAGGTACGGCAAGTATGGTCATAAGCAGGATATGTACCTTTGGCTCTGTCTATACCTATTCGGCTCTTAATCTCATCACGAAGAGCATCCATCATCTTCATGAATGTCATTTGAGTATTCATGCTGCCTTGAAAAGTATCCTTGACGGAGGTCGCATCAAAATCAACTTTTCGTTCCATAAGGGAATCAAATGCAGTATTGATATCAAGCAGCAGCTTATCAATCTTGGCATTGATTTCAACAGCCTCCTTACTCTTGCCGTTGAGTCGGCTTTCACGGGGATTCCACAAATGGGGAGTACACGACAATTTACAACTGAACTGTGAGATAGTTCGGTTTACGGTAATGCGTCCCATGATGGGAGCCTTACCTGACTTGTCCAATCCGCTCCTTTTGAGGTAGAGCAAAACCTTGAATTTTTCTACTTTCATACGCTTATATTTTTAATGGCAAAGTTAGCCTGTATATAAGCGTTCTTAACTATGCAAAATAATGACAATCAGCGCAATGTGATGCTATCTCAAATTATTTCGTTATCACATCATCATTAGGTAACTGACCTGCTAACGATTTGGTAACTGAACACCTGTCGCAATCCGTGATTTCTTGCGTAGTACCAACTATGCGAGAAAATCGCTTTTTGCTGTTTCCCAACCATTTACGTTTGGCTTCTTCAATTCTGTAATCGTTTTCTAAGCTAATTGTTTTCCACACAGCCCGGCATACTTTCGCTACAATGATGCTGACACTTGGAGCTGACCTGTACACGACATCAAAGCTGCTCGGACATACTGACGTGCGCATGACACAGGTGTACGCAAAGATTGTCAACAAGAAAAAAGACGAAGCCGTCAACTTGGTAAATGGCTTGTTCGATTAAGACAATACCTTATTATTATAGTGCTCCGGCAATGCTGTCGGGGCATATTTCATTTGAATATAAACCCAATTAAAAACAAAAAGAAATGGCTAATTCACATGAATGGCTTCTCTCTTTTTGAAAGATGGGAAGCCCGACACCGGCATTTTGAAAATGATGCTGATGTATTGAATGAATTGTTTGCCTTGTTTGAAAAGGCAAGAAACCTCTACCGTGAAGAGGTAGTTACCAATCAGAAGTCCTATGCCCGATTTGTAGAGGACTTCTATCACGGCAACCGCTACATTCCTTGCGACAAATGCCTCTGCAAGAATATACACGAGGTAAATATCCATATTGTTTACCAACTGTTGTCAGAGCGTTATGACCTATCTTCCAAATTTCTCACAGCGGAGAACTTCACACTCCAGGATTGTGTACGGCTGAAGAAAGCATTTGACCAGACAGACTGCAATCCGCCAAAAGCCTTTCCCACTAAACATATACCAGTCAAAGAGCCACCTTTAACGTTCGGGCGCTATTTGACGAAAGAACAGATAATGCGCATTACGGCAATCGCCACTGCGAATTATCTGTTTTCTTTTTATGGTGACCCGCAAGACGACATCCGTTCTCTTTTGGAATGCAAGAAGGACTTTCATCTTGTAGCAGCCAACATACGGAATGTGGCGATCATGTTTGATACCCTGTATGAAATAGGTCTCATTTCCCGTGGATGGCAGACTGTGATTGAGAAGAGAGAACTGCTGTATTCCAAGAACGGAATACCGGTCACAGCGTCTTCTCTTTCTTCTGCTCTTTCCAGTATAAAGAGGAACCCGACAGCAATGACTCATGCCATAAGAATGATGGTTATGGAAAACCTTTCCGATGATAAATAATGATATGACAACAACCCAATGAAAGCAAAACCGTGACATTAACCATGACACTTCGCTTTTGTCACGGTGGCTTTCTTTTCATTTGTATGTATGCAAGGTAATTTTGTCCTCCGTAACGCGCTACAGACGGAAGGACGCTTCCCATGTATAACCCAAAAAGAAGATTAGAAATGGAAAGACAGACATTCATGGAACAGTTAAACAAACGTGTTTCCAACATTGAAAATTATTTGGAGAAAATCGGACCGGTTGAGAAGCTCTTTGAACGTATAGGCATGTTGGAAGAAAACATTTATACGACCAAGAACAACTTCAATTTCAAAGAAGCGTGTATGTACCTTGGCATTTCCGAGAGTTTGATGTACAAGCTGACATGCACATTGGAAATTCCCCACTACAAGCTTCGAGGCAGGCTGCTTTATTTTGCCAAAGACGAACTCGACAACTGGCTGCACAAGAATCGGGTGGAAACTGCCGAGGATATAAGACAGAAAGCCCTTGAAAACGATTTTGCCAAACCTTATTTTGAAAAGGACAGATATGGAAAGAAGAAGAGAAAATGAACCATGGGTAGAGATTCA